GTTTCCGCCTCACTGTTAACAGTAAATTGGAAAACTCCCGATTGTGTTCAATAACACTCACTATGTCAGAAGAGAAGAAGTTTGATTATTTAACTGGTTTCTTTAACCAGGACTTCTTCCCGTCTGATGATTTTGATGTTGAATCCGACAGCTCAGCGGTTGCTGATTTGACAGATTTTTCCGCGGAATCTGTTACGATCCCCATGCGGACTGATGCCCTTTTCCAAGGATTATCTCTGATTCTTAAGCACCATGGTGCATCGAATGAGGTCCTTGAAGACTTGAAAAGTCAAGTTCATCGTTACTTAGATGATTCATCTGACGAGTCGATCTGGTTAAAGAAGGGAAAATACCTTCTTGCCTACCCAATCGCCAAATATCTACGTAACCCGCTTCCTCCCCCTCCTCCTTTACCCTCCATCCCGTTTGTTCCCTGTGCTGGACCTTTAAGACAATGGATGCGCCAACGACTAGTATCATTCTGTAGAGGAAATACTCATCTTTGGTTCTCCTGGCTTCAGGCTAAGCGTTCTGCTTTGCCTGCTTCCAATTTTCTTATTGATAAAGCATATCAGGACCATTTGCGTTCTTTGACAGAACAAGACCCTTGCTCATCTGGCTCGGGTTTCGTCGCCTATAGAAAGATTTTTGAAAATCCTGACTTCCAACATGTCTTACGAAATGTTTCGAAGTCTTTCAAAAATAATCTTTTAGGTGAACGAGACCTTGAGCATCGACCTGCAAGTTCCTCTTCTTGTTTTGACGCAACACGTCTTCAAGGTGGTCAGTTAGCTTCAATATACCGAAAACTAGGTTTCCGTTATGGATATGATTATTTTAAGGATCATATGTTGTCGCAATCTGAACTCTGTTCAATGAAGTTCGTGCATGTTGGTTTTGTATCTTCTCGTCGTTATGATAATTTTACATTCGATGTCCGTAGAAGATGTGGTTATGAAATATGGTTAGATCTTAAGGCTCACTTGTATTATGATGGTGAGAATATCCTTAAAGATGATGGCTTAATGTTCTGTTCCTCTGATCTTGGTCGCCCACTGAAATGTATTATTCAAGCGGTTTTAGAGCCCATGAAGATCCGTATAATTTCAAAAGGTGAATCATTGCCTTATTATAGTATGAATAATTTCCAGAAGGCTCTACACAAAGCTTTGAAAGAGCTGCCTTGTTTTCGTCTTATTGGAAGACCCCTATCCCCTTGTGATCTTATCGATTTAACTCGAAAGATCTCTAAGGATTGGAAGTGGTTTTCCATCGATTACTCGGCAGCTACTGATGGCTTAAGTGCGGCTCTATCTGGTACAATTCTTCGAGCTGTGATGAGAGATATTACTGAATGCCCAGAACGTTCAATGGAAGAGTACGATCGTGCTCTTCAAGTTCTAGGTCCTCATGAGTTATGGTATCCCGATACCCCAATTTGTATGCAGTCTCCTGAACGACTCCGTCTTTCGGATGAGTTCCGTGAACTTGCATCTGAGATCCGCAACAGGCAAGGTCTTCGAGAGAAGACCGATCCTGAAGTGGGTGATCAGATTCATTTTGGTGGTCAGCAAATAAATGGCCAACTTATGGGTAGTATTCTCTCTTTCCCTATTCTTTGTCTCGCCAATCTGGGTGTTTATCTTTATTCTATGAAGAAAGTACACGATGATTGGGCCTTAGAAGACAAGCTCCTTCATGTTCTAGTTAATGGTGATGATATGGTTTATGCGGCCCCTGAAGAGATCTGGGATAGGCATGTCAAATATGGTAAACTCGTTGGACTAAAAATGTCCATCGGTAAAGCATATGTTCATGACACCTATCTTAACATTAATAGTACTTCTATCCACTACGATATTAAAAAGTGTGGTATCAGTACGACTAATTATTACGGCGTAACTCCTTACTTGATTCCCTACCTTAATACAGGTTTGTATAAAGGTCAGAGTAAAGTAATGAATACTAGCGACGATAAAATTAAGTCCCTTTGTATTAATGCTAATGATTTTATTTCAGGTTCTTTGCCTGGTAAACAGAGTGAACTACTTAAGATTTATATTAATTATCATAGTTCTTCTCTAAGAGACGAGTGTCTCACGTACGTCCGATTGCCTACGAAGAGTGGATTTAAATTGCGAGAACACATTTCAAATATGTTTCTCCCTGAGTGTAATGGTGGAATGGGTATAGACCCTCCACCAAATTGGCGTTATAAGGTTACTAGAACTGATCGTTTAGTAGCTGCATATTGTCAATTTAAGCACACAGCAACAAAATCCTATGGATTCCCCACCCCCTTCCCCTTCCTCCAAGAGATCGAGTCCGATCTTGATACCAGTTGGTACAAGAAAGAAAAGATCTCGGATGAGTCAGAGTGTAGAAGATGTGATGATGGAACTCGACGAGTCTTTGATCTCCGAACCGGAGTCAAACGACTACGAGCCAAGTCCATCCTCCCCTTCGTATTATGCTCTGAATCGACGTCGCACTTCACAGTTAAGTCTTTCTCGATCGTTGACTCCACCAAGGCCAGCTTTACAGCCTGCTTGGGTGGACGAACTACCTCTAGACAGACCACCGATAGTGCCCTCTTACGTGCCACCTTGTCCTCAGAATGCTCCGATTCCTTACAATTACAGGAATGGATTCTGGATGTATTGTGTCCCTTATGGCGCATATCCAGAGAAGAACTCCCTGGCCCCCCTTCCGGAGTTAGCCCACCGTCTATCGAGAGCGAATCCACACATCTACAATGTGATAGGACTTCTAGACGAGGATCCATGAGCATCTAAAATTAATTTGTGAGGCCTGAGCATGCTTGAAACTGCTCCTGCATTATAAGTAAAATAAAATGCGGGCCGGAGCTGGGTAGTCGCTCCTTTATCAACTGCCTATTGGGTCATAATATTTACAGTCCAAAACTATTATTTTAGTGCTAAGTGCTACTCATAGCTGAGAGCTAAATGCCAAGAGACTGCACGGATTGTCGTACATGCCTTTGACAGTATTTATCACATAAGTACTTGTGCGCGATTATTATGATGTACAGTCCCCGATTGTGATACGGGGAACCAATACCTATCACGGATAGTTCTAAATCTATCCATCCTTTTCGCCGATTACATACAGTTGAAGCGCCTGTCCAAATAAATAACGTTGCTGATCAAGCTCGATTATTATTTAACAAGGAGAACTTAAAGAAAGTTTTCAACGAAGTCAAATCAGCTTGGGATAAGTCTAATATTTCTTTTGAGCGTAAACCATCAACTTGGAGAAATCCTATTGGTGATATTATTGTCAAGAATACTGAACATATTCCCCCTGATACTCTCTCTCCTCCTTCAACTATGCCTCAGTTACGTGGCAATCCCCCTCCTGTCCCTCGCAATCCACCTGCTCTTCCGAAAAAGAGGGTAAATCGTATTAATAATTACATTCGACCAGCTAACCAGGCTCTTCGCAACGTTGCAATGCAGGGTATGAACCCGCTTGCACGTAATGCTGCTCTACAAGGTATGAACTCCTTTGTATCTGCAGCTTACGCTCAACAGAGACGTGGCCGTGCTCCTTTGGTTAATGGAACATATAAGAAGACTCGAATTATTCATTCAGAATTCCTTCAAAATATTTCTGGTACCTCTGGATTTTCCCAGGCTGTAGCTATTAATATTAATCCTGGACTCTCTGCATCTTTTCCTTGGTTAGCAACTCAGGCTGCTGCTTGGGAACAGTATCGATTCAATAAACTGCAATATCGTTACGTGACCCGTTCTGGTACAAACCAGGCTGGTTCCGTTTTGATGATTCCAGAATATGACGCTGCTGATTCTGCTCCTGCAAACGAACAAATCGCATCAACTTATGATGGTGTTGTTGAAGACGTTTGTTGGAAACCTGAGATTGTTATGCGCTTTGATAACAAGAAGATGCACCCTCTTGGACCTCGTCATTTTATAAGGACTGGAAATCTTGCTGTGAATCTAGATATTAAAACCTATGATTCTGGCTTGTTCTTTCTTTATACTAACGATGGTTCCTCCTCCGCTGTCGGGAAACTCTGGGTTGACTATGACGTAGAGTTAATCAACCCTCAGTTACCAAATACAGGTGATTTTGTACCTACTTACCAGCACGTTCAATTTACTTCAGCTACCACTGCGAACCCTTTGGGTTTGTCGGGTGCTAATGTAAGTACGCCTGGTAGTGATAGTATTATCACTGTATCAAGTGGTGGTGTTATTACTTTTGCTCAGCCAGGTTCCTACAATATTTTGATAGGTTCCTTAGCTGGGACTAGTAATACCACGCCGTTATTGACTGGTTCAGCTACAGCTATACTCAATACAAAAGGAGTATATGCCGATACTACGACCACTCATGCCGGTTTATACCTCGTCTCTAGTTCTCCTGCTATTTCAATAGTGCTTACACAAACTGTAAACATTACTGCAGCTGGAGGCCAAGTTACTTGGTCAAACACCATTGTTGGTACTTGTGATGGGGATGTAATCGTTTCCTCTATTAAACCAACTCAAGCTTAATACATCCACAATTAATGGGAGCGCGACCGAAATGGATCGCCAATTCAGTATATTTATAATGTTATTCATTGTAAGGAGTACTGCGCGCTACGATAGCTCATTAGATATTGAGCCATTCATGATGATAGAAGGTCATTCTTCTTGATGTGAATGAGGTTATATCATGCATCTTCGTTCCAACTTCAGTGGGAGTTGACGGGATGGTTTGCCGATGAATTTCTAAGACGATTCATAGCCCACGCCAATGTGCCGGGGACCCCTCACAGATTGATCATCTGTTTGGGGAAACGCTGATAGTAGCCATCTTTATGGTTAAATTGGTTTACAGGTTAATTTCCTGTCTATTACAATATTTCAGAGCCTAAGCCTCTAAAGCACCACCGTGGATACTAGTTTTCGATTAGAAAGGATAATTGCAACCAGCCCTTCATCCTAC